TTTGTAGACCACGATGAACCGTTTCATCAACTTGATAATAATCCAGTGTTCAAACTGCAATGTCGCACATTCGATTACAGCTCTGAGGTACTTGATACTGGTGTCACTGACATTGATGCGATTGAAGACGCACTATCGGTTGATTCAATGTTCTTCCAGTTTACTTTGGAACAATCAAGTGCGGTCAATGAACCAATTAGAATACATGACACTGCCACAACCAGAGGTTTACTGAAAGATGAAACAGACAGTGACAACATCATAGGTGAAGATGACTCAACCTCTGTTGGTGAGAATCTGCTTATGGAAACTGGAGAGTTCTTATTACAAGAGAACTATATAATAGGAACAGGTGGTGCGAATACTAATAGTTTAGATAATACAGCTCAAAATGAGTTGTTTGATACTCTTGACGATGATGTATTAGATTTTAGTGAAAGCAATCCATTTGGTGATGCAGGGAGTAAGGGATAATGTTAGGACAGCAGTTTTATCATGAGACAACAAGAAAAATTGTCGTTGCGTTTGGAACGCTTTTTAACAACATTAATTTAATTCGTAAAGACAATGATGGTAAGATATCACAGTCAATGAAAGTTCCTTTGGCATATGGGCCCAGACAAAAGTTCTTAGTTCGTTTGCGAGAAGACCCTGACTTAACGAAACAGGTTGCGATCACATTACCTCGTATCGGGTTTGAAATCAATGGTTTGACTTATGATCCTACTAGAAAATTAAACAGGGTTCAGAAGTTTAAGAAAACTAAAACAGGAGACAGTAATCAACTTGAAACTCAATTTATGCCAGTTCCGTACAATCTTGGATTTCAACTTTATATTCTATCTAAAAATTCAGATGATGCTCTACAAATCGTAGAACAAATTTTACCGTTCTTTCAACCAGACTACACCTTGACTATCAATGATATGCCAGAGATGAGTTCAAAAAGAGATGTTCCTGTCGTGTTGAACAGTATAAGTTATGAAGACGATTACGAGGGAGACTTTGCAACAAGAAGGGCAATCATCTACACTTTAGACTTTACTGCAAAATTTTATTTGTATGGCCCTGTCACTTCTTCTGGTGTTATCAAAACTGTCACGGTTGATCAATTCACTGATATGCCAGACAACTCACCAAAAAGAGAACAAAGATTTCAGGCATCACCTGATCCAATCACCGCAACAGCTGATGATGATTTTGGTTTCAGTGAGACAACTTCATTTTTCCAAGACGCTCCAGAGTAAGGTAAAAATATGAATGAAAAAATTGATGAAGCATTAGGAATAGACCCTGACCCAGACAAAAGAGTTTGGGAGTACGATGGGGACGGCCAGAGAATTTACAAACAAAGTCAAGGATATCCAACTAAAACATCGTACCCTTTTAAAACGCCAGCACAGACACTTGTAAACAGTGATAAATGTTCACCAATTGCACACTCACATCCACAAGAGGACTTTGGTGACCTTGATGATATGGAGAAAGATTATGAATACCAGCGACAAAACTTCTACAATTTGGTCGAAAGAGGAACGGATGCAGTGGAAGGAATTTTGGAACTCGCCAAAGAATCGGACCATCCACGGGCATACGAAGTTGCCGGAAACCTTATCAAACAGGTTGCTGATGTTACTGAAAAACTTGGTGACCTTCAAGAAAAGATGAAGAAACTTAAAGAGGTTCCAAACAACGCACCTAAGAGTGTAACAAACGCATTGTTCGTTGGTAGCACCGCAGAGTTACAGAAGATGCTAAAAGAAAAATAGAATAGTTATGGTGATAAATTATGAAGGTTAAGTATTTTCAACCTGATATTTTTAATATAGATTCCTTTTTAGAAAATAAAAAAATTGATCCTATTATTATGTCAATAAGGAATTTTACAAGAGCATATATGCATGTGGATAGGACAGGCCTATTCAATTCGTTCAATATGATGTATGACCCAATTCCTTCTGTTGGAAAATTCAACAAGACGTTTGAAGATTGTTGTATGGATGCCGCAACAGATTTATGGAAGTTGGGAAAACCCATAGAGTTATTTTGGAGTGGTGGAATTGACAGTAGTGGAGCTTTGATAGCACTGCTAGAAACTAAATCTGAATCAGATATTTTAAATATACGATACACTAAAGATTCTATTGTAGAGTTTCCTACAATGTGGGAAAAATTAGTAAAGGATAGAAATGATCCTTTACATGATAAAAAAATGTTAGATGAATCTTTGTTTGAAAATGATGATATAATCAAAGTGACTGGCGAGTGTGCAGATCAGTTATATTGTAGTGGTTCGTTGAAGAGGCCGCAAAGAACGATAGACAAATTTGGTGACGATTGGGAAACTATTTTTACATGGGATCAATCAGAGTTTACCCCCCCGCAACGGGCCTATAGCTCCACGGTATCATCGTGGTCTGAACCAGAGTTCGCACGATTTAAAATGCAAATTGCCAAGATTTATTTTGCACATGTAGATATTGCACCTATAGAAATTGTTACTATATATGATTTATTATGGTGGACTACATTTTGTTTCAATTGGCAAGATGTGGATAGTCGTATCATACTCCAATATACAACAACACCCCATTGGCAATCGACTCTTAGTTTCTATAATACTGAAGATTTTCAGAGATGGGCAATGACCAATAAATGGACAAGAACCAATCGTAATAAAAGATATGAAAAAACTATACAAACACATAAAAAACCAGCCAAGGATTATATAAACAGATATATAAAGGATGATGACTACAATAAAAATAAATCAAAAGAAAACTCATTGATTAATATATTAAGAGGTTCCACAGATGAGGAATATACATATGAGTTTAGGGAGAGAAGAAGAAATAACCCAAAAGCTATAAAACTAGTTCTTGAAGACGGGCAATCTTGGAGAAGAAATGAGAAAGTGCCAGACGATATTTACAAATCTATTATTATATGAGGAAAACGAAAATGAGACGATTAATTATGGCTGTATTCTTTGCAGCATCACTTACAACATTTACAACAACTGCACACTCAGAAAATTTTAATTATATTGTTCCTGCACCTGTCGATGGTGGTAATGCAAAATGGGCCCAACAAGTAACAAAACAATGGAATAAGTTTTTAAAAAAATACGGTCATACTGTATCTTTGAGATATATTAAACAGCAAAATGGTAAGAAGGCTCTTACTGAATTTGCAACAACTTATAAAAATGACCATACAGTGTTATTACAACCAAAGGGAATGATAAGATGGATTACAACTTCTGGCGGGTGGAAGGGATATGATCCTAAAAATAACGTTCCAATTGCTGGCCATCTAAATGGAACATTTGTTTTTGCAAAAACTAAACTTCCAGATATTCCAGCAACTCATGTTGGTGGTGGTGCAGAAACTATTTTAGATGTAATGGCTATGGTTGTAATGATTTGTGGTCCTATGGAGCTATCGGAAATCTTACAATGTCAAAAGGAAAAACTCCGCCTTGTTTATGGGTGGAAGGGAAGTGGTCAACGTAGGAAAGCATATCTATCTAACAATATTCAAATAACAAGAGATGGGTTTGCACATATGAGAAAGACCTATAAAGATGAATTGAAGTCTGGTAAAACTAAAGTGTGGTTTTCTCATGGGATGATTGATAGCAAATTAGGAATTATTGCTGACCCAAATTCTCCACATACTTTCTTTGATAAAGTGTACTATAAGAAATGGAACAAATTGCCTTCTGGTGATTATTTCAATGTTTACCGACAAAGTTTAATGTTTCGTTCTGCATTTGGTAAACATATTGTAGTTCAGGCTAATAATCCACACTACTCAGACCTCGTTAATTCTTTTAAAGAAATGCTTGAAGATAAGGGTGCTAGAAAGGTTTTAGATAAAAAACTTGGAGTTTACCCTTGGACAATTGGTAAGTCAACTGAAGAAGTTCAAAACATGGTTTGGAAATCTTTAAATAAGAAGGTTTTGAAGAATATGGAAATTATTCGTAGAACTTTTAAGGAAAATTCTAATATAAATCCAATGTTAACATTTGATTAAATGGAACTAATACTCCAGCAGTCTGTTTGGATTCAATGGGCCCTCATGCTTACACTTGGTTGTTTGTATGGGGGTTTCATTGGTTTAATTCCATCAGCAGGCCCAAGCAAAGCAGTTATTCTTCTTTATAGTATCGTTGCATTTTTTGATGTTGCTGGTGCAGAATATCTCTTTGTTTTATTCAGTATTGCAACGGTAGTATCTTGTTCTATTGGAGATTCGTTTGCGGGGGTTCTTATAGGTATTCCTGGCGCAAGCGGCGCAGCAGCTACTATGGTTGATGGGTTTCCCCTTGCAAAAAAAGGGAAAGCATCTTATGCTCTATCCTCTGCAATATTTTGTTCGACTATAAATGGATTATTTTTTGGTGTAATAGGATTTGCCTTGTTTCCTTTTTACAAAGAAATAGGGAATGTTATAGGAACACCAGAAATAGTTGGTTTGATATTTACCTCTTTTGCTTTAATTTCTGTTGTAACTACTAAACATACAATGAGAAGTTTGACTGCGATTTTTGTTGGTTGTTATTTAGCAACTATTGGTTATGCACCAGATGGAATGGGTGCGGCCAGAAATACTCTTGGTTGGGAATATCTTGAAGATGGCATAAGTCTTTTAGTTCTTGGTGTAGGATTATTTGCATTACCAGAACTTATTCAAGTATTAAAAGAAAAAACAGAGTGTGTTTATATTGACAAGAAGACACATAACGAACAGACTTGGCAAGGAATAGTATCTGTATGGAAACATAAGTGGTTAGCTCTTATGGGTGGAATTATTGGTTGGATAACTGGGTTGATGCCATCAACTGGTGGCGGTATAGGAGATTGGGCTGCTTATTCAGCAACGGTTGGTGTATCTAAGGGGGAGAAGTTTGGTGATGGTAATATTAAGGGTATCATAGGTTCAGAGGGTGCTAATAATTCTGGCAAGATTGGTGGACTATTACCTACAATTATGTTTGGGATACCAGGCAATAAAATGTATGCATATCTTATGGCTCTATGGGTTTATCTGGGGTTTGATGTTGGTACAACTGTTTTATTAGAGGATACTAAATTTATAGACTATTTGTTCTGGGGGTATATGTTGGGAACTGGAATATCTGGATTTCTTATGATTTGGTTTGCCAGACAGGTATCTAAAATACTTTATATAAACCCGTTATATTGGGCTATACCTGTGATGGTTTTAATCGTTTGGTCGGTGCTGGCAAGTAATGGGTATATTAGTTTATGGGAAGACATATTTATGTTAATTTTGTTTGGTTTGTTGGGAACGATAATGAAAAATTATAAGTTTTCTCGCCCAGCCTTTCTTATGTCTTTTATATTATTTCCAAGAATAGAAAGTTCTTTAATACAGATGCAAGGATTGTATTTTTACAATGGGGTATATATTACTAATAGTATTTGGTGGGAGCATCCTATCTTAACAGTTTGTATACTATTAAGTGTTTCATTAATCTTATATGGACTTTTGAAAAAAGATAGAAGTATGGATTATGCCTGATTGGAGTGGAGAGAAATTTAACCTAAATAAAATTATGGAACAGAATTATCTAGGAAATCCAAACCTCAAGAAAGC